ATGATGGCGATGGCGGAGCAACAGACGGCAACGGCGCCCCGCGAGGATCGCCGGAAAACTGAAGCCGAGCTTCGCCGCCTGGAAAAGAGGTACCGGAAGCAAAGAATTCGCATTGGGCGCATGAATGCAGCGCGAGCCGAGGCCGCGAGGGAAACAGGCGTATTGCTGCGTGATCTCCAAGGCACGACGGCCGGTGTCGAACTTCAGACACCTCTGAACGTCGAGATCTCCGCCGGATTTGCACGGGATCAAGACGAGCGCACGCTGTCAGGCGATCCGAAATCACAGGCCGCACTCACGGAGATGTCGGAAGGGCTGGCCGGAATGCCGGCCCCCAGCCTCAATGTCTGCGGCTCCGGAAATGGTTTGGTCGAGGGCATTTTGGCTTCGGATGATGCGAAACGCCTTGAGTGGTTTCGCAACGCCGCCACGTTTGTGCGGGATTGGACTGGAACGCGCCGCGATGATCAAAAGCCGCCCAAGGGCGACTGGCGGGTGTGGCTTTTGATGGGCGGGCGCGGGTCCGGCAAGACGCGGGCCGGTGCCGAATGGGTGCAGGAGCTGGCGGCAGGCAAGACCGCAAGGCCCGGCCTGCGGATCGCGCTGGTGGCCGAGACGCTGGGGGATGCGCGCGAGGTGATGATCGACGGGGTTTCCGGCATCTGCCGGATTGCGCGGCAGGGACGTCCCGATTTCGAGGCTTCCCGCCGGCGGCTGGTCTGGCCGAATGGCACGGTGGCGCAGATCTTTTCCTCGGAAGATCCCGAAAGCCTGCGCGGGCCGCAATTCGATTATGCCTGGTGCGACGAGCTGGGCAAATGGAAACACGCGCAGGAGACATGGGACATGCTGCAGTTTGCGCTGCGGCTCGGGGACACTCCACGAGCGCTGGTGACGACGACGCCACGGCCGGTGCCGGTGCTCAAAGCGCTGATCGCCGATCCCGGCACGGCGACGCGGCGGATACGCACAGCGGACAACAGTTCGAACCTCGCTCCGGGGTTTCTCGCCGCCATGGCTGAGCGCTACGGCGGCACGCGGCTCGGGCGGCAGGAACTCGACGGCGAGATGATCGAGGACCGAGAGGACGCGCTGTGGTCGCGCGCCCATATCGAGGCCTTGAAACTGCGCGATGCCGGGCCGCTCGGCCGCATCGTCGTGGCGGTCGATCCGCCCGCCGGCGGGGGCCGGGAATCCTGTTGTGGTATCATTGTGGCCGGCCTCGACCGGGCAGGGCGCGGCGTGGTTCTGGCCGATTGTTCGGTGGAGGGCGCAAGCCCGGCCGGATGGGCGACGGCTGTCGTGCGGGCCTACAGGCGGTTCGACGCCGACCGGATCGTCGTGGAGGTCAATCAGGGCGGCGATATGGTTTCGGCGGTGCTGAAGGGGATCGACGCGCAGCTGCCGGTGACGGCGGTGCGAGCATCACGCGGCAAATGGCTGCGGGCCGAGCCGGTGGCCGCGCTCTACGAGCAGGGCCGGGTGGTGCATGCCGGGTCGTTTCCGGCACTGGAAGACCAGATGTGCGATTTCGGACCGGACGGATTGTCGTCAGGACGCTCGCCGGACCGGCTGGATGCGCTGGTCTGGGCGCTGACGGCGCTGATGCTGGAAGGCAGCGGCGAGCCGCGCGTCAGGGGGATTTGAAGGGTTGCTGATGGAGCGGGGCATCACTCCATCCGGAGGCTTGCACTGTCCCCTCAAAGGAAGGGACCAGCCGTCCCCCCTCATCTGTCCTGCGGACATCTTCTCCCCGCCGGGGAGAAGAGGGGCCAGCTGAAAAGCCACGCGCAGTAATCCTGCCCTCGAGGGGCAGGGTTATTGGCGGCATCTGTGCCGGATGGCTGGTCTTATTTGCTCGATGCAGCGACCGATGGCTTCGGTGCTGCCGATGCGCTTTCGCGCATCTTGCGCCATTCGCTTTCGAGGCGGTCGAACTGGGCCTGGGGAATTTGCTGGGTCGTCATGGGCGATCCTTTCTTTCACGTCTGCAACGTTCGACAACGCGGTTGGAGCCGGAAGGTTCCCCGGGCGGTTTTGAAATGTCCGGGCGTTGGCGGGCCAAAAAATCGGGATGGGCGGTCAGCGCTTGTCGTCGCCGGTATGGAACGATTTGGGCGCGCTCGAGGCATTGGCACGCATCTGGTGCCACTCGTTCTCGATCCGGTCGACGACGTGCTGGGGTATCGTGGAACGGGTGGTGTCGGACGGCTGCTTAACTTCTGCGTTCATTCGATCCTCCTCGATCAAAGGCAATATCATCTTGCTGTTTTCAGTTTCCACATCCCAAAGACAAAGTAAATCAGGGTATTAAACAGTTTAAACGATTGAAATTGCTTAAATCGATTTAGAGTCACGACATTTTTCAGGTGGCGTGGCCGGAAATGGAGCGCGGATGACCTTCGATCGGACGATCTTCTTCAAAACGGTCCGTTCATCGCTGTTCGACGGGACCTTGAGACAGGGCCAGGTCGAGGGGATAACGGCGATTCTCGATCGCTGGGCGCGGACGCCGGCAACGGCTGTCAGGCCGATGCCGGCAATGGCGGACAGGCGCTGGCTGGCCTATATGCTGGCGACCGCGCATCACGAGACCGGCCGCACGATGCAGCCGGTGCGCGAGACCTTTGCGGCCAGCGACGACCGGGCAATCGCCATTCTCGACGCGGCCTTCCGGCGGGGCCGGCTGCCCTCCGTGTCTGTGCCCTACTGGCGGCGGGATGCGGATGGCAAGAGCTGGCTGGGGCGCGGGCTGGTGCAGCTGACGCACAGGGCAAATTACGAAAAGATGACGGCGGCGACGGGGATCGATCTGGTTGCCCGCCCGGATCTGGCGATGGAGCTTGCCGTTTCCGTCGATATTCTGTTTGCGGGCATGGAAAGCGGCGCCTTCACCGGCAGGAAGCTCGGAGACTATTTTTCGGCCACCAAGGAAGACTGGACGGGGGCGCGGCGGATCATCAACGGCCGTGACAGGGCGGCGCTGGTGGCGGGCTACGGCAAGCGGTATCTGGCGGCGATCCTGCAGGCTGGCGGGTGAACCGGCAGGGTCAACGTATCCTTTCCCCGAATAGCCCCTCACCCTAGCCCTCTCCCCGCAGGCGGGGAGAGGGGACGACAGAGGTTGCCGCATATCCCTTCTCCCCGTTTACGGGGAGAAGGTGGCCCATAGGGCCGGATGAGGGGCCGATGTCGACGCATTTGCTGACCGCAGACAATCAAGGGACGTGATCTGATGAAAAACCCATTCCGTCTGCCGTGGCATCGCCCGGCGGGACACGAAGCCTTGCGCGAAACCAAGGCGGCCTCCGGCTTCATCGCGATCGCGCATGAAGGCCGGGCGCACTGGACCGGCCGCTCCTATGTCGCCCTTGCCCGCGAGGGGTTCATGCGCAATCCGGTGGCGCACCGGGCGGTGCGGCTGATTTCGGAAGCCGCGGCAAACGTACCGCTGCTGGCCTATGAGGGCACGCAGGAGCGCAGCGATCATCCGGTATTGGCGCTGCTGGCCCGGCCGAACGGGCGGATGGGCGGACATGACTTCCTCGAGACGCTGTATGGCCATCTGCTGCTCTCGGGCAATGCCTATGTCGATGCGGCCGAGATCGGCGGCGCGGTGCGGGAGCTGCATCTGCTCAGGCCCGACCGCATCCGCATCCTCGAAGGCCGCGACGGCTGGCCGGAAGCCTATGAATACCGGGTCGGCAGCCTCGTACGGCGGATTACGGCGGGCGAGGAGGGGCTTCTGCATTTGCGGCTGTTTCATCCGCTTGACGATCATCTCGGCTTTCCGCCGCTGGCGGCCGCGCAGATGGCGCTCGATCTCTCCAATGCGGCGGCGACCTGGAACAAGGCGCTGCTCGACAATTCCGCCCGGCCTTCCGGCGCCTTGGTCTACCAGCCGAAGGAGGGCGGCAATCTGTCGGCCGACCAGTACGACCGGCTGAAGACGGAGCTGGACGAGGGCTATTCCGGGCCGATGCGGGCGGGCCGCCCGCTGCTGCTCGAAGGCGGGCTCGACTGGAAGGCGATGGGGCTCTCGCCCAAGGACATGGATTTCGTCGAGGCGAAGAACGGGGCTGCCCGCGATATCGCGCTCGCCTTCGGTGTGCCGCCGATGCTGATCGGCATTCCCGGCGACAACACCTATGCCAACTATCAGGAGGCCAACCGCGCCTTCTACCGCCTGACCGTTCTGCCGATGATCTTCCGCACCGCCACCGCACTGTCCGGCTGGCTGTCGGGCCGGTTTGGCGAGACGGTGAAGCTGGTGCCGGATCTCGATCAGGTCACCGGTCTGACCGGCGAACGCAGCGAGGTCTGGGCGCGGATGAAGGAGGCGGATTTCCTCACCGACGAGGAGAAGCGGCAGGCGGTGGGCTATTGAGGGACGGGCGCATTGCTGGTATTTTGTTATACGGCGTATAACAAAAGGATGCGATGATGACCAAGCCCGTTCTCTCCGATCCGATCGCGCTGCGCGTGCCGGTGGATGTGCTCGCCGATATCGAGGCCATCGCCAAAACGGCGGAGCGATCCCGCAGCTGGGTGATGGTTCGGGCGATGCGGTATTATCTGCTCAACGAAGGTGCGGATATTCTGGAGACTGCGCAAGGGCTGCAGGATGCCAGGGACGGCAGGCTGCACGATCTGGATGCTGTTCTGAACGAACTCGACCGGCTTGCTGAAGACGACGCTGCCTGATGAAGGTCCGCTTTTCCGACCGGGCTTTGGCCTATCTCAGATCGGAGCAGGCTTATCTGGCCCGTTTCGACAGGCGGGCGGCGCGGGCAACGGCCCGGCAGATCAGGAAGGCCGCGGAGATCATCGCAGAATATCCGCAGGCGGGGCAGACCGTTCCGATGATACCGGGTGTGCGGCGTTATGTGTCGGCACCCTACATTATCGACTATATCGAGACCGGCGGCGCGATCGTCGTCCTCGCCATTCGGCACGGCCGGCAAAGCCCCCGTGTTCCAGATCAGGACGATGCACTTCCCGACACGTTCGAAACGTAACGAACCCAGGATTTTCAACGACTTGACCGCGCAACGTGATGACGGATGCGCTCGCCGTTGAATCAATATCTGAAGCTGTTGATTCAACGTCACAGCATTCAGTCCCAACCGATTCAAAAGATTCAGAGAAGTGCCCGCCTGCCGCACCGTCAGGCCGCGCCTCACCGTGCGGCAGATGGCTGCGGCCGGGTGAGCTCTATGCAATTCCAACAATAGCATCAAAGGCTTAACAAATGGCTGATTTCGGCAATGACCCGGGCCTTTGGGCTGCCAAGGGTATCGGCTCGCTGGCGGGCGCTGCCGTATCGCTCGTCTATATGCTGCCCAGGGGCAGGCGCGAGGCGGTTTCCCGTTTCTTCACTGGGCTGATCTGCGGCCTGATCTTCGGCGGTCCGGCGGGGCTTTGGATTGTCGCCAGGCTCGGCATCGGCGGCAGCCTCTCGGGCGCCGAGGTGATGCTGACCGGATCGGCCGCCGCCAGCCTTTCGGCCTGGTGGGTGCTGGGCGCGGCGGCACGCGTGGCGGAACGGTGGAAGCGGTGAGCAGGAGGTCACGAAAAGCACCGAACGATCGCCACTAGAAAACTACTCACTACTCACTGCTTCCCCTCAAAATTCGGAGACATCTCATGACGACCGACAGCTTGCCTGTCTGGCGAACGAAGAAGTTTGCCAATCTGACGCTGTCCGGGGTGACCGGGCAGGGGCGTTTTTCCGGCTATGCCAGTGTCTTCGGCGAGGTCGATCTCGGCAAGGACGCGATTGCGCCCGGCGCCTTTGCGCAGTCTCTGGCCCGGCGCGGCGCGAGCGGCGTGCGCATGCTGTTCCAGCACGATCCGGGCGAGCCGCTGGGGGCCTGGAAGACCATCCGCGAGGATGCGCGGGGGCTCTACGTCGAGGGGATACTCTCGCCCGGCGTAGCGCGGGCGCAGGAAGTGCACATGCTGATGAAGGCGGGCGCGCTCGACGGGCTGTCGATCGGCTTCCAGACCGTCAAGGCCAGGACCGACGGCAAGACCGGCGTGCGCCGCATTCTCGAAGCCGACCTCTGGGAAATCTCGATCGTCACCTTTCCGATGTTGCCGTCGGCAAGGGTTTCGAACGTCAAGAATGCGCGGTTCTTCCGCGACAAGGAAACGGAGCTCGTGCGCACCATGCGGCGGGCGGCCCGGATGATGAAGCTGTGAAACAAGGATATGCCAATGACCGAGACCAAGAGTATGGCGCCCGAGATCAAGACGGCACCGGAAACGATGACATCAGCCTTCGAGGATTTCATGGGCGCCTTCGAGGCGTTCAAGGAAACCAACGACCGGCGGCTGGGCGAGCTGGAAAGCAAGCTGACCGCCGATGTCGTCACCCGCGACAAGATGGACCGCATCACCCGCACCATGGACGAGCAGAAGCGGCTGATCGACCAGATGGCGCTGAAGAAGGCGCGGCCGGCGCTCGGGCGCAGCGGCGAAACCAGCCTGGAGGCGATGGAGCACAAGGCGGCCTTCGAAAGCTATATCCGCAAGGGCGACGAACAGGCGCTGCGCGAGCTGGAGGCCAAGGCATTTTCGATCGGTTCGGCGAGCGACGGCGGCTATCTGGTGCCGAACGAGACGGATACCGAGATCGGCCGACGGCTTTCGGTGGTCTCGCCGATCCGCGCCATGGCGACGGTGCGGCAGGTCTCGGGGGCGGTGTTGAAGAAGCCGTTCGCGCTGGCCGGCATGGCCACCGGCTGGGTGGCGGAAACGGCGGCCCGGCCGCAGACGGCGACGCCGCAGCTGGCCGAACTGTCCTTCCCGACCATGGAACTCTACGCCATGCCGGCGGCAACGGCCGCCCTGCTCGACGACGCGGCGGTCGATATCGAAAACTGGATCGCCTCCGAGGTCGATATCGCCTTTGGCGAACAGGAAGGCACGGCCTTCGTGTCCGGCGACGGCACCAACAAGCCGAAGGGGTTCCTCAGCTACACCAACGTGGCGGACAGCGGCTGGAGCTGGGGCAATATCGGCTATATCGCCACCGGGGCCACCGGCACCTTCCGGGCGAGCGGTCCCTCCGATACGCTGATCGACACGATCTATGCGCTGAAGGCCGGGCACCGGCAGAGCGCGAGCTTCGTGATGAACCGCAAGACGCAGGCCGAAATCCGCAAGTTCAAGGATGCCGACGGCAACTATCTCTGGCATCCGCCGGCTGCTGCCGGCCAGCAGGCTTCGCTGATGGGGTTCCCTATCGCCGAGGCCGAGGACATGCCGGATATCGCCGCCAGCAGCATGGCCATCGCCTTCGGCAATTTCGCCGCCGGCTATCTCATCGTCGACCGCACCGGCGTGCGCGTGCTGCGCGATCCCTATTCGGCAAAGCCCTACGTGCTGTTCTACACAACCAAGCGTGTCGGCGGCGGGGTGCAGAATTTCGAGGCAATCAAGCTGATTAAATTCGCGACATCTTGAAAAAGCGTAAGGCAGCCCTTTCTCAAGGGTATGACCATTCGTGCCGGCGGTCCTTGCGACTGCTGCGCATGAGGGCGGACGCGGCCTCCCTCCCTCCGCGTCCGCCTCTTTTCCTGTCCTTCGACGGAGACTTTCATGACCATCACCGAACTGACGCCGCCGCTCGGCGAGCCGCTGACGCTTGCCGAAACGAAGGCGCATCTGCGCATAGACGGCAGCGCCGAGGACGATCTGATCGCATCGCTGATCCGCACCGTGCGGGAGCACATAGAGAGGGAAACGGGGCTGGCGCTTCTCACCCGGACATTCCGGCTTTATCTCGACGGCTGGCCTTGCTCCCGCGTGATTCAGATTGGCAGAGATCCGGTGCAAACGATTGAAGCGGTTACGGTTTACGATGCCGATGGCATTGCGACGGATATCGATGCGTCCGGTTTCGTACTCGACGGGCAGGCGCGGCCGGCAAGGCTCGCCCTGCCGCGGCAGCCGGAGCCGGAGCAGGCGATCAACGGCATCGAGATCGATTTTTCGGCCGGCTTCGGGGCAACCGGCACTGACGTACCGGACACGCTGAAACGGGCGATGCTGTTGCACGCGGCGTTGCTCTACGAATTTCGCGGCGCGGTGGCGCCCGACAGCCAGCCGGCGGCGGTGCCTGCCGGATACGACCGGCTGATCGCGCCGTTTTGCCGGCGGGGGCTTTGATCATGGGTGCGGTCGCTCTCGATCCCGGCCAGATGTCGGCCCGGCTGGACCTGGAAATGCGCGACGATGCGCGCGACGGTCAGGGCGGTATCGTGGCGGGATTTGCCGCCGTCGCATCGCTCTGGGCGCGGATCGAGCCGGTTGCACTTGCCGAGGAGGAGCGGGCGGATGCGGCGGTGTTCACCGTGACGCACCGTATCTGGATCCGTTTTCGCGAAGACCTGGCCGCCGGCATGCGGTTTCGCAAGGGTGGCCGGATTTTTACCGTCCGGGCTTTTTACGATCCGGACGAGACAGGGCGCTATGTCGTTTGCCGCTGCGTGGAGGAGCGGCCATGAGCGCGGCCAGCGCCTTGCAGAAGGCGATCTTTGCGGCGCTCTCCGGCGATGCCGCACTGACGGCGATGGTCGGAGCCGATGGGATCCATGACCATATGCAGACACGCTCCCACCGGCCCTGCATCTTCATCGCGGCGATCGAGAGCCTCGATGCGTCAACCGCGAGCGAGGCAGGCGAGGAGCATCTGCTGACCCTGCAGGTTCTGGCCGCAGAGGGCGGCAACCGGGCAGCGCAGGAGATTGCAGCGCGCGTGCGGGCTGTGCTGGATGACGCCGATCTCGCACTCGACGGCTTTGCGCTGGTCAGCCTGCTTCACCGGCGCACCCGCACCGGCCGCGATGCCAGGACCAGGGGACATGTGGCGGACATGGTGTTTCGGGCGGTGACGGAGTGACGCCCGCTTGTTCGAGCGGTGATTTCAACGGCGTCCCTTGCGGGCGCCTTTTTCGTTTCGGAAAGGACAAAAGCATGGTGGCGCAGAAGGGGAAGGATCTTCTTTTGAAGATCGACAATGGCGGTTCCTACGTGACGGTGGCGGGGCTTCGTTCCAAGCGGCTGGCGTTCAACGCCGAGACCGTCGATGCGACCGACGCGGAATCGGCGGGGCGCTGGAGGGAGCTTCTGGGCGGGGCCGGTGTGCAACGGGCGTCTGTCTCAGGGGCCGGCATCTTCAAGGACCAGAGTTCGGACGCGCTGGTGCGCGCCGCCTTCTTCAATGGAGCAATCCTCAACTGGCAGATCGTCATTCCCGATTTCGGCACGCTGACCGGTGCCTTCCAGGTAACGGCGCTGGAATATTCCGGCCAGTACAATGGCGAGATCCTGTTCGAAACCGCGCTGGAATCGGCCGGCGTCCTGACGTTTGCGGTGTTGTAGCCATGGCGCAGCACAATGTGGCTACGGGCCGGGCGAACCGGCATCGCGGCGAGGTGGAGGCGGTAATCTCCGGCGAGCGGCGCATCCTCTGCCTGACGCTGGGCAGCCTTGCCGAGCTGGAGACGGCCTTTGCCGCCGACAATCTGATGGAACTCGCCGCCCGTTTTTCGACCGGGCGGCTGAAGGCGGAGGATATGATCCGCATCCTCAGCGCCGGTTTGCGCGGCGGCGGCAACCTCATCTCCGACGAGGATGTCGCCGATATGAGCGTCGATGGCGGCATTGCCGGCCTGGCGCGGCTGACCGGCGAACTTCTGGCCGCGACCTTCGGCGGCGCGGAGGACGGGCCAAACCCTTGAGGGCCGCAGCGGGCGACAGCGGCGGCCTGCCGCCGCCGTTTCCCTGGGGATCGGCGATGCATGCCGGGCTTTGCCTGCTGCGGCTTCCAGCACGGGATTTCTGGGCGATGACGCCGCGCGAGATGCAGGCGGCTATGGGCGGCTTGCGGCCACGCAACGCCGTGCCGGACCGGACGGGACTGGAGGCGTTGATGGGGGCGTTTCCGGATTGAGAGAGGCAGTAGGCATACCGGATCGATGCGAAAACCGAATACTGCCGTTGCCCCAAGAAGGAGAGCCAGCATGACCGACGAAACGGATTTTGCGGCGACCACCGACGATGCCGAGGCGTTGAAGGATGTGCTCGACGATCTGGAGCAGCGCTCGCGCTCGTTCGGCTCGGCGCTGACAGGCGCGCTGGCTTCGGCGACGCGTGGCGGCAAGGGGCTGGAGGACGTGCTGCGCAGCGCCGGCCTGCGGCTGACGGAGATCGCCCTTTCGGCGGGACTGAAGCCGCTGGAGGGGCTGCTCGGTTCGGCGATCTCGGGCCTGGCCGGCAGCCTTGGCGGCGCGACGGCCTTTGCCGATGGCGGGGTGCCCGGCAGGGTGACGCCCTTTGCCGCCGGCGGTGTGGTTTCGACGCCCACCTATTTTCCCATGGACGGACAGACCGGGCTGATGGGCGAGGCGGGGCCGGAGGCAATCCTGCCGCTGAAGCGCGGTGCGGATGGCGCGCTGGGCGTGGCCTCATCCGGTGGCGGCGCGGCGATGAACGTTGTCTTCAATGTGACGGCGCCGGATGCGCAGAGTTTTCGCAAGTCGGAGGGACAGATTGCGGCGATGCTGACGCGGACGGTGGGGCGCGGGCGGCGGGGGATGTGAGGGTGGGGCGGTCTTGTCTAGGGGGCCTATCGCCCCGGGACACCCTTACCCAAAAACAAGAGCCGCGCTGTGTTTAATTGAAAGTTCACAACCGCGGATCAGACGCACAAGACCAAACGCTTCAACACCATACACCTGCCAGAGTCTTCCTTCCGCAGACGGGTTGTCCGCGTTTTTCCAAATTTCTTCACTCTCAACGCCGATGTCCTTCGGAAGTTCAATTAATGCAGCTAGTTCAATGCATTCTTGCAGAAGCCGGGGTGAAGAACCGATCATTCCTCCAATGCCATCTCGCTGAGGCTGTGCGTTGTCGAAAACAACGTGCTGGAAGTCGTATGGCAGATAAAACCCCTCGCAGTCCGAATGCAAAAGTAGATGCTGAAATTTTGGAATTGAGCGGCGAGCTGACATCCATCTTTTTAATAGTCCGCCGTTTCGCCTATCGAGGCTTCGGAGATGCTCTTGGTCTAGGCGCTCTATTACGGGATCGCTGACGTAATCTTCATAGCTTCCTTGAGGCGGAAGACGCCCTTCACAAACGTGATATGCAGCCAAGCGCCGAATCGCATGCAGTCCGCCATAGCCCCACATTTCGGCTTCAAACACCTCATCACTTGGCAAATCATGAGGCTCATGATGTGGAGCCATGCCCGCTTCTGAGAGCACTTCGTTCAGCATATCATAAGGTTTCCGAAGCTCAGCGATATCGCCGCCGTCCTCCTTTAAGTCCCTCGCCAGCCAACCGACGCCGATTGTAAGCCCCATGTCCCCTCCAAAAAGCAGGATTGAGAGAGCAACAGAACACTGAAGTCAAGGAGCAACGAGTCGCACAAAGCGTACTTATCGCGAGGGGGAAGACGATCGAGGCTGCAGCCTTCCCATAGGCGGAAAGAAGGCCGACTGAATGTGCCGCTTCCCCTTCGTTCCACTTGCAGGATACCCGGCAAACCGGATGAGCCCTCCACTTCCGCGCATGCAGCAACGCCTGAACACCTCCCACCAACCACATCCCCACACACGGAACATCACCATGCCAACAGGCTTCCACGAAGTCCGGTTTCCCTTACGCCTGGCTTTAGGCACGAGCGGCGGGCCGGTCAGGCGGACGGATATTGTCAGTCTTTCGAACGGGCGGGAAAATCGCAACCGGCGCTGGCGCGATGCGCGCCGGCATTACGATGCGGGCTCGGGCATCAGGTCGATCGGCGATCTCTATGCCGTGCTCGAATTCTTCGAGGCGCGGGCGGGGCAGTTCTATGGGTTCCGGTTTCGCGATCCACTGGATTTCCGGTCCTGCGCGCCGGAGGGGACTGTCAGTGCCGGCGATCAGGTAATTGGGACGGGGGATGGGGTGACGGCTGCGTTCCAGCTGATCAAAACCTATGGCGATGCGGGTGGGGCTACGATTCGTGAGATCGCCAAGCCGGTGGCCGGGACGGTGGTGGTTTCGGTCGCTGGCGTGGCCGTGGCGCCGGCGGATTTTGCGCTGGATGCGGCGGCTGGGCGTGTGACCTTCGTGCCGTCGAAAATTCCGGCAGGCGGCGCGGTGGTGCGGGCGGGTTACGAATTCGACGTGCCGGTGCGCTTCGATACCGACCGGATCGATGTCGATCTGGCGCAGTTTCAGGCCGGGCGCATTCCGTCCATTCCATTGGTGGAGATCAAGCCATGAGAACGCTTCCGGCAGCGCTGGCCGCGCATCTTGCGGGCGACGTCACGACGATGTGCCATTGCTGGCGGGTGACGCGGCGGGATGGCGTCGTGCTCGGCTTTACCGAGCACGACCATGATCTGCGGTTCGACGGGACGGATTTTCTCGCCGCCAGCGGTTTCCAGGCGGCCGATAGCGAGGCGGCGAGCGGGCTTTCCGTCGAGGCGGGCGAGGTTTCCGGCGGGTTTTCGAGCGCTGCGATCAGCGAGGCGGATGTGTTGGCTGGGCGCTACGACGGCGCCAAGGTCGAGGTGTTTCAGGTCAACTGGCAGGCACCGGATGAACGCATCCTGCTGCGGGTGCAGGAGATCGGCGATGTCGTGCGGGCGGGCGTGGCGTTTCGCGCCGAGTTGAGGCGCCTGACGCACCGGCTGGAGCAGGTGCAGGGGCGGATTTACGGGCGGCGCTGCGATGCGGTGCTGGGAGACGGGCGGTGCAAGGTCGATCTGGGCAACCCGGCCTATCGTGGCAGCGGCACGATTTCGGCGGTTCTGGCGGAGATGCGGGTCAGCGTCTCGGGGCTGGGTGCGGCCACGGGGTTCTATCGATATGGCGTCTTCACATTCACGAGTGGCGCGAATGCCGGGCATGTCTGCGATATCGAGGATCACCGCAGGGAGGACGATGCGGTGACGCTGTCGCTCTGGCTGCCGCCGCCCTTGCCGCTGGCCGTGGGTGATACGTTCACGGTGACGGCCGGGTGCGACAAGAGTTTTGGCGCCTGTAGCGAAAAGTTTGCGAACCCGCTGAATTTTCAGGGATTTCCGCATCTGCCGGGAACGGACTTCGCCTTCGGTTATGCGGATGGCGATACGGTGCATGATGGGCGGCCGTTGTATGAGTGACGACAGTGTTGCTCCAAAGGATCACCCCACCCCGGCGCTTTGCGCCGACCCTCCCCCTCAAGGGGAGGGTGAAGGTTTCGTGTTCACCGCGCAGATTGTCGCTGCCGCGCAGAGCTGGATCGGCACGCCGTACCGGCATCAGGCGAGCCTCAAGGGCGTCGGCTGCGACTGTTTGGGGCTGGTGCGCGGCGTCTGGCGCGAGCTCTATGGCACCGAGCCGGAATTGCCGCCGGCCTATCAGCCGGACTGGGCGGAACGCAGCGGCGAGGACCGGCTGCGCGATGCGGCGCGGCGGCATTTCGGGGTGGAGTTGCCTGTTGCGGAGATGCGGCCGGGCGATTTGCTGCTGTTTCGCTGGCGGCCGGACCTGCCGACCAAGCATGCCGGGATTCTGTGTGCCGACGGCCGGTTCATCCATGCCTATGAGCAGGCGGCGGTGATCTCGTCGGCGCTCGTGCCTTCCTGGCGGCGCCGGATCGCCGGGGTGTTTCGCTTTCCTGAAAAGGACTGACAGTCATGGCAACCATTCTCCTGCAGGCGGCGGGCGCGGCCCTTGGCGGCGTTTTCGGCCCGGTCGGGGCAGCACTCGGGCGTGCGGCCGGTGCCCTGGCCGGATCGGCCATCGACCGCGCCCTCATCAACGGTAGTACGACGATCACCGGCGCCCGGCTTGGCGATGCGCGCATACCGGGGGCGGAGGACGGCACGGCGATCACGCGGGCCTATGGCACGGTCAGGATCGGCGGCACGCTGATCTGGGCGACGCGGTTCGAGGAAGAAGTGCGCGTCGAGCGGCAGGGCGGCAAGGCGAGCGGGCCGCGGGTCGAGACATTCCGCTATTATGCCAATTTTGCCCTGGGGATCTGCGAGGGCGAGATCGCCAGCGTGCGGCGGGTCTGGGCGGATGGACGCGAGATCGATCTGACTGGCGTCGAGATGCGGCTCTATCGCGGGACGGGCGATCAGCTGCCCGATCCGCTGATCGAGGCCAAGCAGGGCGCGGGAAAGACGCCGGCCTATCGCGGGCTGGCCTATGCGGTGTTCGAGCGCTTTCCACTGGATGGTTATGGCAACCGCATTCCGGTCATCCAGTTCGAGGTGCTGCGGCCGGTGGGTGTGCTGGAAAAGGCGATCCGGGCAGTGACGATCATTCCGGGTTCGAGCGAGCATGGCTACGACCCGGCGGTGGTTGCCGAAAAGACGGGCGCCGGCGCCAGCCGGCTGATCAACCGCAATGTCTTTCACGCCCGTTCCGACTGGCAGGCGTCGATCGACGAGTTGCAGGCCTTGTGCCCCAATCTCGAACGCGTGGCGCTGGTGGTCTCCTGGTTCGGAACGGACCTGCGCGCCGGTCGTTGCCGGATCGTGCCGGGTGTCGAGACGCCGGTGCGCGAGGGTGAAGGCCGGGCCTGGTCGGTGTCCGGCCTGTCGCGCAACGAGGCGATGCTGGTCAGCCGCAATGGCGGCGGTCCGGCCTATGGCGGTACGCCGAGCGATGCAAGCGTGGCGGCGGCGATTGCCGATCTGAAGGCACGCGGGCTGAAGGTCTATCTCTATCCCTTCGTGATGATGGATATTCCGGCCGGCAATACGCTGCCCAATCCCTATGGCGGCACGGGGCAGCCGGCCTATCCCTGGCGCGGGCGCATCACGTCGCATCCGGCGCCGGGATTGGCCGGGAGTGTGGACAGGACGGCGGCGGCGCGCACGCAGGTTGAGGTATTTTGCGGCACGGCTGACGTTGGGGATTTTTCGGTTTCCGGCACGGCGGTGACGTCGGCCGGGGCTGACGACGGCTATCGGCGGCTGGTGCTGCACTACGCGCTGCTGGCCAAGGCGGCGGGCGGGGTCGACGGCTTCATCATCGGCTCCGAGCTGCGCGGGCTGACGCAGCTGCGCGACGGGGCGGGGGCGTTTCCGTTTGTCGAGCAGCTGATCGGGCTTGCCAGCGATGTCAGAGCCATTCTCGGTGCCGGTACGAAGCTGACCTACGGAGCCGATTGGAGCGAATATTTCGGTTACCACCCGCCGGATGGATCGGGCGAGGTACATTATAATCTCGACCCACTCTGGGCGTCGGCGGCGATCGATGCCGTGGGGATCGACAACTACATGCCGCTGTCCGACTGGCGCGACGGCGACCTTTCACAGGGCAATCCGGATGGCTTCCGGCTGGCGGAAGACGCGGACGCGATGCGGGCGACGATTGCCGCCGGTGAGGGCTATGACTGGTATTATGCCAGCGAGGCCGATCGGCAAGGCCGGGTTCGCAGCCCGATTGCCGATGGGCTGGCCGGAAAGCCCTGGGTCTATCGCTACAAGGATATCGCCAGCTGGTGGGGGCGGGCGCACCACAACAGGATCGGTGGCGTCGAGCAGCCGGCGCCAACAGCCTGGGTTCCGGCGTCCAAGCCGGTCTGGTTCACCGAACTCGGCTGCCCGGCGATCGACAAGGGGGCGAACCAGCCGAATGTCTTTACCGATCCGAAATCGTCGGAGACGGCGGTTCCGTATTTTTCGAATGGCGCCCGGCGCGATGCCATGCAGCGCCGGTTTCTGGAGGCGCAGCACCGGTTCTGGCAAGGGCCGGACGCACCGGCCTGCCTCGATCCCGACCATATGTTCGTCTGGACCTGGGATGCGCGGCCGGTGCCGGCCTTTCCGGAAAATACCGGCCTCTGGTCCGATGGGACCAACTGGCAGACCGGCCATTGGCTGAACGGGCGGCTTGGCGCTTCGACGGCGGCCGATGTGATCGCGGCGGTGCTGGCCGATCATGGGTTTGAGGGCGGCGATACCAGCCTCGTCAGCGGTGATCTCTGCGGCTACGTGCAGTCGGAACAGGCCAGCGCCCGCGATCTGCTCGAACCCTTGATGGCGGCCTTGCAGATCGACGCGGTCGAGGACGGCGCCACACTGCGGTTCCGCTCGCGGATGAAGCAGGCGTCGGCACCGCACATCGTCTCCGTGCTGGCGGATCTGGACAATCAGGCGCTGTTCGAGGAGGCGCGCGGTCACGACAGCGATTTTGCCGCCGAGGCCATTCTCGATCATTTCGATCCGCAAAACGCCTATGAGCGGACGACGGCTCGTTCCCGCCGGGTATCGCCGGCCAATGACCGGGTGCTGCGGCTATCCGTGCCGGGTGTCCTGCATGAGGGTGCTGCGGCCGGTGCCGTCGAGGATGCGCTGCGGGATCATCAGGTGTCGCGCAGGAGTGTCCGGTTTTCCCTGTCTCCGGCAGAACTAAAGCTGGAGCCGGGCGATGTGATCGCCTTTGAGGACGAGCCGGCGGGTCATTTTATCGTCGGCCGGATCGAGGACGGTGCCGTGCGCTCGGTCGAGGCACGGGCGTTCGTGCCATCCGGCGGTGGTGGAGCGGACAGGCAATCGCGGTCTGTCGATCCGCCGCGCGTGCCGTCGGACGGGTTTTCACCGATCGTGCATCTGATGGATCTGCCGCAATACGAGGCGGGCGAGGCGAGCACGTTTGCACGCGGCGCGGTGTTCGCGCGGCCCTGGCATGCGGTGACGCTGTCGTCGTCGGCGACGACGGAAGGTTATCAGGCACGGGTGAGGCTCGACCAGCCGGCGCAGACCGGTGTTCTGGCCGAGCCGCTGGAGGCGGGGGTGACCGGCAGGTTCGACGCTGCCCGGACGATCACGCTCGATCTGCATTTCGGCGGACTGTCCTCGGCAGGCCGGTTGCCGGTGCTGAACGGCCAGAACCGTATCGCCATCCTTGCCGGAAACGGCGTGTGGGAAATCATCGGTTTTCAGGTTGCCGAGGAAATTGCTCCCGGTCGCTGGCGGCTTTCGAAGCTTTTGCGTGGGCTGAGCGGTACCACGGATGCGATGCTGGCGGGGGCCGTGCCGGGTGCGCCGGTGGTGGTGCTCAACGCGGCCGTCAAGCCGCTGGGGCTCAGCATCGACGAGGCGGGGCGAGTGATCAACTGGATCGCGGAAGCGGGCGGGCAGACCGCCGCTCCCGCCGGACCTTTCGCCTTCTCGGGCGGTTTGAGGGCGGAAACGCCGGTCGCGCCGGTGCATCTGCGCGCCCGTCGGCTGGAGGTCGGCGGCATCCGCATCAGCTGGATCCGCTGCGCCCGCCGCGACGCGGACCACTGGCTGGACGGCGATATCGCGCTTGACGAGGCCGAGGAGCGCTATCGCGTCGACATTCTCGACGGAGGAGCCGTCAAGCGTTCCGTCGATGTCTTGGGGCCGGTCTTCGACTACGCGGCGAGCCTGGAGATCGAGGATTTCGGCATGCCGCAGGCGGCCGTGTCGGTTCGCGTGCGGCAAAGGGGCCGGAAGGTTGCCTTCGGCGTGGCCAAGCAAGCCCTGCTCGATCTGTAAAGCCTTGCAAACGATCCAAACCGGATGAAGCAAACGAGGAGCATCGGATGAACGATTTGAAGAACTGGTATCTGTCGAAGACCGTCTGGGGCGGTGTGGTTGCAATCCTGGCCTCGTGTGCCAATCTGCTTGGACTGGATATCACGCATGAGGAGCAAAGCGGGCTTGTCGACGGACTGACGGCTCTTGCCGCGGCGGCCGGCGGTCTTGTCGCAATCTGGGGCCGGATTTCGGCGCGGGCGCGATTGCGCTAGGATATTGTTCAAGGCCGTGCAAAACGCGGTGTTTTCAGGACATTCATTTGCCATTCAGACTGTATCGTTTATTGAATTTACAACGATGCTTCCCAAGTCGCCAATATTGTTTTCAAGCCGAAAGTGCGTTCATGTCCTCACCCTTGATCATAGCAACGCTTGCAGCGGGTCTCTCCGGATTCGCGCCGCTGGCGATTGATGTGCCATCGATGGTTGTCGCGGTGGACGGCGATTGCGGCCAGGCGGCGGCCGAAGTGGTGGCCAAGACCGGTGGCGAACTGCTATCCGCGCAGCCGACCAGCGACGGCCAATGCGTCGTCACGGTGCTGATCCCGGGCAATGGCGGCCGCCCGAAAAAGGTGACGATGCGGGTGCCGATGTAG